ATGAAAAGTATCGTTATTCGTCAACCGAACGCGTTAGTGATTGAAGAACGCGACATACCGCAGCCCGCCACGGGCGAAGTGCGGGTGAAGGTCAAACTGGCCGGGATTTGCGGCTCGGACAGCCATATTTATCGCGGCCACAATCCTTTTGCTAAATATCCACGGGTTATTGGCCATGAATTTTTCGGCGTGATTGACGCCGTGGGAGAGGGGGTTAATCCGGCCCGCCTCGGCGAGCGCGTCAGTGTCGACCCGGTGATCAGCTGCGGACAGTGCTACCCGTGCTCGGTTGGCAAACCTAATGTCTGCACCTCTCTGGTGGTGCTCGGCGTCCACCGTGACGGCGGCTTCAGTGAATATGCGGCTGTGCCTGCTCATAACGCCTGGCGTATACCCGACAGCATCGAAGACAAACACGCGGTGATGGTTGAGCCATTCACCATCGCGGCGAACGTGACTGGCCAGGCGAAACCGACAGAGCAGGATGTGGCCCTGATTTACGGCGCAGGTCCAATGGGACTGGTGACGGTGCAGGCGCTGAAAGGCGTATATCGTGTCAAACAGGTGATCGTTGTCGATCATATTCCTGAGCGTCTGGTGATGGCCGAACGTAGCGGCGCGGACCTGACCATCAATAATAGCGCGCAGTCATTGCAGGCGGTGTTGGACGAAAAAGGCATCAAGCCGACGCTGATTGTCGACGCGGCCTGTCATCCGTCCATTTTGCAGGAAGCGGTCAATCTGGCATCTCCGGCAGCGCGCATTGTGCTGATGGGCTTCTCAAACGAGCCGTCGTCCGTCGCACAGCAGGGCATCACCGGCAAAGAGCTGACGCTGTACTCCTCGCGTCTGAACGCCAACAAATTCCCGGTGGTTATCGACTGGATGGAAAAAGGGCTGATAGATCCGGACAAGCTGATTACCCACGTCATGGATTATCGGCATGTCAGCGATGCCATTGAACGGTTCGAGAAAGACAGGCAGCACTGCTGCAAGGTCCTGTTGACCTTCACAGAATAATCACGATAGCGAGTATGTGGTCCGCACCTTCAGAGATAACGACTATGACGCAACATCAACCTGTACGAAGCACCAAAGACCTGATCCGCGCAGCGGTATCGGGTTGGCTAGGTACCGCGCTGGAATTCATGGATTTCAAGTGTTATACAGATTAACTTACTGAATATTAAAAGAATTAAACAGCCATTGAAATTGCGTGGGGCACCGTTGGGGCAAACTCACTCAATTTTGAGTTTAGAAGAGCCACCTGGGCATCATTATTTTCTGACATCCATTTACCGTAAACCTGGAATACCATCTGCGCATCAGCATGCCCCATTTGTGACGCAATGAATGCTGGGTTGGCACCGGCCGTCAATGACCAGCAAGCGTAAGTGTGCCTGGACTGATATGACTTCCTGTGTCTTATGCCTGCGCGTTTTACTGCTGTGTCCCATGTTTGTCTGACAGAATCGACAGTGAAGTGATCGCCGCATACTCCGGTTCGGGAGGTAACAGAAGGAAGAAACACAAAGGTACATTTGTGCTTTTCCTTTTTACCATATTCCCGCAGGTGAACATCCAGCACGTGCTCCTTTCCAAGTCGTGATATCTCCAGTTGACTTTTGAGCGCCTCTATTGCCGGTTTAATGAGGTGTATAACCCTGTTGGTTCCAGCCTGGGTCTTTGGAACCGTAAATTTATCCTTTGCCAAGTTTCTCCTGATCATCATCGTCCCACTTTTCAGGTCGATATCCTCCCAGCCTAAAGAGCATAACTCCCCAGGTCTAAGTCCTGTATAGACAGAAAGCGCCCACAGATTTTTAGCCTGCTGGCTACGGCATGCATCGATGAGCCTGACGAACTCCTCCCTTGAAAGCGGGTCAGGAACAACTCGCGACTCCCTGAGCGGTGATATGCCTTTGAACGGATTATCATCGATATAGCCATTCTCCATGCCAAACTGAAATACTGCGTACAGGTTGGTCATGTAGTTGTTCACTGTCACCGCCGAACGTCCTGGCGCGGTCACAATATACTGAGTTTTTGGCAGTTGATAACCGGTCAGCAATTCTTTCCTTACCTCCAGAATCCTTTCCTTGCTTATGGATGATGCGATCGTCTTATCCCCTAGGATGAGAAGGACGTTTTTCACAATCGTCCGGTATGTCTTTATTGATGTTGAAGCGACATCTGTCTCTTTCAGCGACAGATATTTCTCCGCAAGTTCTCCTATAGTTAGCGCCTTGCTCACCTCCCCAAATCGCTGAAGATTAGAGGAGTTGGGGAACTGTGATGCATAGTTGAAAGTTCCGGTCTTTACTGCGTAAACAATGCTTGTTCGCAACTCTCCGGCTATCTTCCTGTTCTTTGCGGTGTCAGGTACACCAAGACTTTCCCTTACCCTGACACCGTTATAGATGAACCACAGGCGCAGTGAGCCCCCGTGATTCTCGACCCCGGTTGGATATTTAGACATGCCTTTTCCTCGTTGTTAAAGGTAGGGCTATTTAAGCAGATTTCTGACGTGGGATCGCCGGGCGTTGTCTCTCAACCCAGTTATCAACTTCGTGGCGGTTGTAGAGGATGGGGGAATTGTCGAATGGCTGGCAGTTTCCGGTGTAGTGACGATACTCCCGGCCTTCCATCCATGACGTAGTTCGGGCTGACTTTATGGCATTCTTTGTCAGGCCAGTGATCGTCATCAGCACTTCTTCGGAAACCCATTTGTTGGGTACCAACTGAATAATGTCGCTCATGGTTTCCTCCAGGCAAAAAGAAGCCGCCCGCAGGCGGCAATAACATCAGTGGATAACGAGCTTCCGCACCCAATAGCCAGCTCATAACTGGCTATCAATTGCGTCATTTACGCCATGCAAAGGTGATGGGTTCAGGGGGGATCCAGAGGTGGCGCATATTCGCCACGTTCACCACATCGGTGTCACGCGGGAAAACCTCCACAGCATCCCGATCCCCATAGCCAACGGCCGACTTTATCTCCTGCAACGCATCCCAGCCGATGCCATCCTTCCACCGGCCGGAACTGGCTATACTGGTGGCGTTCACCGTCAGGCGGATGAGGCCGTTGTCTTCCTGAAACTCCTGAACGAGAAAGTAGGCGTTAGCCCAAACGTTGCTTCGCTTCGGGTCGTGGCAACGAGCAGGCCAGTTTTCTTTCGGTACCGGTTTAAGCGTTCCAATCATTTTTAACCACCCCTTTGCTTTTTCTTCATTTCGATAACGCCCTGGCACTCGGCACACGTCTGGCATCCGGGAACGGCAGTGCGCCGCGGCTCAGGGATGTCCTCACCGCATTCAACACAATGCTCAGCTGATACGGCATTGCGGTTAAGGCGGTGAGCGGCGAGGGCATTGTTACGTTGTAACCATTCGATTTCTGACGCTGAATCAATGATGTCAGCCATATCAGTGCTCCCGGAACTGTCGGTTAATACGGTTGAAGGTGAACGCCAGCAATAAAAAAGGAGCCTTAAGCTCCCGGGTGATTAGTGCTTTCATACTGCACCTCCTTCATTCCTCTCGGCCTCGACCGCCATATTCTCAAGCCGTTGTGATAGCTCGGTGGCCAGCGTCTGGAATTCTTCCTCGGTCGCTACCGGGATCGGAACAAAGCGAATACCAATTCGCGCGAGGCTATTGGCAGCCTCGAGGCTTTTCCTCAAATCAACGGGGCAGGCTCTGTTCATGCTGTACCGCCAACGTTGCGCAGCCAGATGCAGACCGCGCCATCTTCCGTGTCATGAATTGAACCGACAAACCAACCGTCACCGTCGGGTGTTTCTGGCTGCCACGCTGAAATGTCATAACCGTCCACATCGGAATCGACGTCATCCTCATCGCGGTAAACTACCGTCCATTCGAGCCCTCTCTTATCCAGCCAGGCGTTGAATTCATCAGGCGAGATAGATTCACGCCCATCACAAAACTCATCGTAAAGCGGGTGAGTCCAGTAGCCGCACTGGTTGCGTTCAACGGGTAGGGCTTTAAATTCTGCTGTCATTGTTCTGCTCCGAAGCGGCGATTAAGCCGACCTGTGTAAACGACGAACTCAAGGAGGCTAACTCCCAGAGCTTCAATTTTCTTGTGATGCTTGTTGATGATGGGAGGCACCGTTTCGTTCCAGTTTGGCTTTGGCTTCTTGCTCATGGCCTGCTGGATTTCCTCGGTGCAGCGGCGGCAGGCGGCGCGGATGGCGTTTTCGTTTTCTGGTGTCATTGAAGCAACCCCATATTGGCAAGCATTAACACGCATATAACGAATCCAAGAGCCAGAAGCAGGCATTCAGTGGTTGTCATGCAGCCTCCGTTTTTACAACGTCGATTGCGCAGCCGGGCAACAATTCAACCGCGGCGGTCGCGCACTGATTTCCCCAGTGGTGCCAACCAGGCGCCGCCGAACGGCTAAAAAGTTCTATGCGCGGCACATCGCCGTAAAGCAACTCGAGCCGGTGGCGGACTTCCCATGGCTTTTCGCTGTGCGCTCCGAGAGGACTGTAAACGACCTGTTTAATTCCGGCGTTCAGACGTTCCAGTCCGGCACCACGAGTGGCAATCAGCAGGTCTTCAGTATTAGCCCGGGTATGATTACCACCGTTCATGCGCGTCTCGGCGTTCAGCAAATCGAGAAAGTGGTAGAAGTCGGTGATTTCACCTTCAGAGAGGGCCTTGGTGATGCGCTGCTCTGCCAGTTGGTTCAGCTTCACCCAGGTAAAACCCTTCATGGTGCGCACTGTAAAGCCCCACGCCTCGGCCAGTTCGATAGCCTCCTGGTTATGCGTGCCGGTGTACCACATCGCCAGCACCGCGTTTTCGGCGGCAAGTTCCCACACAGGAAGGCGCTTGATGTCGATTAGCTTCATGGTGGAATAGTGATCAGCAGCGGCGCCGTTGCTAATGGTGTTGCCGTAAGCCCATGGCGGATCGGCATACAAAAGAGAGTATTTCGCTGTCATGCCGCCTCCTGCCTTTCCAGATATTCCTCAGCTAGCCGCTGCGCCTTTAATGGATTGCTGACCACTTCACCCCATGGCATTAGCCAGCCGTTTTTACCTGTGATGAACGACAGGCGAAGGCCATAAACAACAATGTCATCTTGCGAATGCGTCATAGAACCGCCTCGAATTCGTTTATGTACAGGCCCGCAGCAATCAGGCGACTGCGGCGTGCCGCTTTCTCGATATTCTCCTGGCGACGACCCTCTGCCGCATGAAAGATTGCGCGACGAGTGCAGAGTCGTGTCTTTGCTGTAAGTGACGTTTGCACGATATACCGCGCCGGTGCCGACATCGTGAAGTGCCGGTCGACGATTCCGCTATCGGTTAGCCGCTCAGTGGGAAATCTACCGCAACCAGAGCCAGGCAAATGAACTGCTTGCATCCTCAATTGATGGGCTGCAAAGCGGAGCAACCAATGCCCTGACTGGTTTGATCAATGGCACTCAAAGTCTGCAAGAGGCTTTTGCCAATGTTGGCTCAACTATTCTGAGTAGTGTGGTTGGTGCTCTGGTTGAGATGGGGATGCAGTATGTAAAAAGCCAGTTGATGGGGCAGGCTGCTGCCGCCGCCTCTTTGGGTGCCACTATTGCGCAGGCAACTACCGCCGCATCAGCATGGGCTCCCGCTGCTGTAAGCGCTTCAATCGCAACATATGGTAGTGCGGCAGCGGTTGGTCAAACTGCATATGCGGGATCACTTCTTGCGGCTAAAGGCATGGCGATTGCTGGCGCACGCGAACATGGCGGTCCTGTCAGCGCCAACAGTATGTACCGGGTAGGGGAAGGCGGTAAGCCTGAGATTTACCAGGCCAGCAACGGTAGCCAGTATATGATACCGGGCGACAATGGCCGGGTGATAAGCAACCGTGATATGCAGGGGTCTTCAAATGCAGCGGCAGGCGGAGTGGTGATTAACTTCGACATTCAGACCACTGGTGGGATCGACGATGCGACAATTGCCAAAATGGAAGCCATGGCTACCAGGATAAGTAAGCAAGTCAGCCTATCCACCATTCGGGATCAACAACGGCCCAATGGGCTTTTGAGCAGGAGCCGCTAATGCCAGAAACATTCACATGGTCGCCGCAGAAAGGGTATACGGCTGAGCGCTCTCCGAACGTTGCCGTCGTAAAGTTGGGTGACGGTTATGAACAGCGCCAGACCAAGGGAATAAATCCCTTAATGGACAAGTACTCCCTGACATTTAAAGGCGTGGACGATGGCAAATGCAGCCAGCCCAATGTTGCCAAGGCAGCCGAGGCGTTCCTCAAAGCGAGAATGGCTGTCGAGGCGTTTTACTGGACTCCATCCGATACTGGAATACAGGCGCTATTCGTGTGCAGAACCTGGAGCACGACGAAAACAGGGCCTCTGTACGAACTGACGGCCACATTTGAACAAGTGCCACGATAAGCCACCGCCGGGTGGCTTTTTTAATGGGAGTTTTCCGTGCGCGACATACCATCAAACTTAATTATTGATAGCGTCGATGCTGGAGTGGGTGCCTTCATTGATTTGTTTGAAGCGAATCTCCAGCCATATGGTGGTGACATCGTTCGCTTTTATTCTGGCACTAACGGTTACTACGGTGATGTCGTGTGGAAAGGGAATACCTATCCCGCATACCCTATTGCCGTCGAAGGGTTTGAATCGAAAAATGAAGGCACCTATGGTCGTCCTACGATGACGGTTGCCAATATCACCGGCCTGATTACGGGCATCAATAACGACTTTGACGACATGCTCGGCGTTGTCATCACCCGACGGCAAGTACCGGTGAAGTACCTGGATGCGGTTAACTTCCCGAATGGTAACCCGGATGCAGACCCAACGCAGGAAGCGGTTTCTCGTTATGTTGTCGAGGAAATGACGGAGGAGACGTTTGAACAGGTTACCTATTCCCTTGCAACGCCGATTGACTGTGACAACGCAATTATCCCGGCGCGCACAATTCTGGCCGATGTTTGCCAGTGGCAGTATCGCGGTGTCGGGTGTGGGTATGGCGGCCCGCCCGTGGCAGATGAGCGCGATAATCCGACATCAGACCCGGCAAAAGATAAATGCTCTCATCGGCGCACCGGCTGCAGATTGCGCTATCCACGACCTGAACCAATGCCAATCAGCAGCTTCCCTGGTTCTCAGAAGGTTTCCTGATGCAAGAATTACTCGACTATGCGGCATCGTCGCAGGATGAAGTGTGCGCATTAATAATCGACGATGAGCACGTGTATCGATGCCCAAACATCCATCCCGAGCCAGGCAGACACTTCCGCATCAGTGATAGCGACTGGCTGGCAGCAGAGGAAGAAGGGGAGGTGACTGCGGTATTTCACTCGCACCCTGGAAACGCCCCTGTATTGTCAGGTGCAGATCGCCATATGCAGGTTATCACTGGTCTTCCCTGGCTCCTGGCGTCTGGTGGTCGTGTTATTGAGTTCAGACCAGCTCCCTTTCTTCTGGGTCGGAAGTTCGAGCATGGTGCAATGGACTGCTACACCCTGTTCAGGGATGCGTATCACCTGTGCGGGATTGATTTACCTGACTTCGAGCGCGCAAACGGATGGTGGTTACGGGGTGAAAATCTTTACCTGACTAACATGCCACTTAATGGGTTCCATCAGATTTCAGCAAAGGAAGCGCAGCCGGGTGACGTCATTATCCGGCAACCTTTCCCGGGCGCAGATCCTTGTCACGCGATGATTTTGCTTGAAGACAATATCGTACTTCACCATGACCACGCCGGGCACCTGAGTCGCAGGGAGCCTATGCGACCAGCATACATTAAACAGATGCATTCAATCTGGAGGCATGAACAGTGCTTATCTTTAAATTTGCAGGGAATTTACGCCGATTTCACCGCCAGATCTCTTTAAATGTTGAAACCCCAGCGCAGGGCCTCAGGTTGCTTCTCGCGCAGAACCATGAATTTAAAAAAGCGTTTCTGAGTTCAAAAATTAGGCTTCGGGTAGCTGGAGAGGATGTCAGCGAATCCTCAATTAACTGGCATATGGACCGACAACTGAAGAATGGATCGACCGTCATCTTTGCTCCAGTTGTTGAGGGCGCAATATCTGGTACGGCGGCGTTAGTTATTTCTCTTGTGGTGACAGCCGCATCAGTGGCTTATTCGGTCTATTCGGCGCGCAATATGAAGACTAAAACCTCAGCCGAGGCAGCGGATAATAACACGCTGACAAATAACTCTTTTACCAGCGCCGAAAACCGGGTTGGCCAGGGCAGGCCCGTTCCAATACTCTTGGGCGAAATGGTGGTTGGCAGCAACGTTATCAGTCTCGGTATAGATACATCCAATAACCAGGACTGGACTGAATCAATTAGTTAAGGTGGCATAATGTCAAGTGGCGGCGGCGGCGGATCAACTCCCAAACTTATCGATGACAATCTCAAATCAAAACAATTTTACCGCGTTCTCGACCTCATCAGTGAAGGCCCAATATACGGTCCGATAGACCAGTCCCATCTTTCATCTTTCCTGCTGAACGACACGCCTGTAACGGATGTGAACGGTAATATCAGCGTTAATGGTGTGAGCGTTGCATGGAGGCCTGGCTCTGAGACGCAGCAGCCTATTAACGGCTTTTCTGCGATTGAAGCAACGACGATTATCAATACCGATGTCAATTTTGACACCCCACTGGTCAGGACAATAACCGATCAGGAAGTAACGCGGGTTCGCTTCAACGTTGGTGTTACGGGGCTGGTTGAGCAAGATACCAAAGGCAATCAACACAATACTTCCGTAACGATGGTGCTGGAAACAAGAATTGGATCTACCGGGTGGGCAGTAGCTCAGACCGTCACAATCTCTGGGAAAATCTCTGGGGAATATCTGGAGGCATATGTCATTGATGCTCCAGAGACTAAGCCTTTTGATATCCGAGTACGCCGAATCACTCCCGACAGCACCAGTGACTTACTGACAAACGGAACTATCTGGAACAGCTATACAGAAATCACCGACGATAATTTAAATTACCCGTTCTCAGCGATTGCTGGTGCAGTGATAGACCGCGATCAGTATAACGACACCCCAAACCGCACTTATCATCTGCGTGGTCTTATTGTTGACGTTCCTGACAACTATGACCCAATAACCAAAACGTATGCAGGACTATGGACAGGAGGTTTTAAAAAAGCCTGGACTAACAATCCCGCATGGCTATTCCGTGAACTGGCAAAAAACGAGCGATTTGGTCTCGCTCGTCGCGCTGGCTACATCGATGTTGATGATGGGGCAATGTACGTGCTCTCTCAGTATTGCGATCAGTTGGTCAATGACGGGTACGGCGGTAAAGAACCTCGAATGACCCTGAATGCCTACATCACTGAGCAGGCAAGCGCCCGAGACATCCTCGATAAAGTCGCCGGGATGTTTCGTGGAATTGCACTGTGGGACGGGATGCGTTTATCGGTGATGCTTGATGCGCCTCAAGACCCTATCGCGACGATTACGAACGCCAATGTTGTCGATGGAAAATTTAGTCGCAGCTCAGTAAAGCGCTCAGAAAAATACAATGCGGTCGTAGTCTCCTGGACTGACCCTGACAATGGCTGGGAACAGGTTAAAGAGTATGTTTCTGACGACGAGATGATTGCGCGTGGAAACTATAATGAAACTACGCTGGAGGCGTTTGGGTGTACTTCTCGCGGGCAGGCCTGGCGGGCAGGTAAATGGCTACTGGAAACGGCAAAACGCGAAAGCAGCCGATTATCTTTTCAGATGGCGAGAGATGCCATAGCGTTTACGCCAGGCGACATAGTTGAAGTTATGGACAATGACTATGCGGGCGCCCGGCTTGGTGGGCGGATTATTTCTCATTCCGGCGTGACTATCACTGTTGATGCGGTTGCTGGGTCTCTAATTTCCAATGGGGACACAATGTCCATCATGGGAAGTAATGGGAAGTTTGTTAAATATGAAATATTGAGCGCATCGGGTAATACCATCACCCTGAAATCGACGCCCTCATGGGTAAGAAATGGAACAATATTTGCGGTATCAACTGGTCAGGTATCGACGCGCCTGTTCAGGATATTAGGGGTGACAGAGACCGAAAATAACTCTATTTATAGCATTAGTGCCTCGCAGCATGACCCAAATAAACAAGCGGTTGTGGATGATGGAGCTGTATTTGAAATCCCGACAGATACGTTGAACGGCTATCGCGTTCCGAATATTGAAAATCTGCGGATAATTAATACGAACTCCGAGACCGTTCAAACGACAGCTACATGGGAAACCGCTACAACAACCAAACGGCTGATGTTTGAGCTATATATTTATTCTGGTGACGGAAAGGTAATTGCTCAATATGAAACCGACCAGTTCCGGTATGAGTTCTATGGGCTGAATGCCGGTAGCTATTTGCTGGGTGTTCGTGGCCGCAATGAAAATGGGATGAAGGGTGCTGAGACGCAAATCAGCATGGTTATAGGGGCACCGCCAGCGCCTTCCAGTATCATCTGGACACCAGGCCTTTTCTCTGCGGATCTTGTTCCCGTGATGCGCATTACGGCCACGACAGACACCTCATTTGAGTTCTGGTATTCAGGACAGAATCAGGTTATCAACCCTGCAGACATTGAAGACCAGACTCAATTCCTGGGACGATCTAACCAATGGACGCTGCACGGGTTACAGGCTGACAAAACTTACTATGTTTACGTTCGCACGCGGAATGCTTTTGGTGTATCTAATTTTGTAGAAGCTTCAGGGCAGGCCTCTGATGACATTCCAGGGATGATAGAATTAATTGATGAGCAAATCAGGGAATCGGATACATTTAAAAATCTGCAGGATGGTGTTGATACTAATCTCGATGGAATGATGGAGAACGCCCTGGCTAACCACGGGACCGTTTCGCGGCAGTTTGAGCAATACGGCGAGGTCAGGGCTGATGTTATTCACATCACGACAACCATTGCAGACATGGATCAGGCTTTTGCCGAATATCAGACACAGGTTCAGGCTTCATTTGGTGATGTATATTCTGCGGTAAACCAGAAATTGACAGCAGAGGTCAATAGCGACGGTTCAGCGTCTGCGTTTTATACGCTGAATATGGGCATTGTCAGAAATGGAGTTAAGTACAACACCGGATTTGCAATGGGCATAGAGCCAGACGGCTCCGGATATAAATCCACGACAGTTTTTGCCGCTGACCAGTTTGGAATTTATTCAGGAAGCTCCCCAGGTAATTATCAGGCCGCCTTCTTTGTGTATAATGGTCAGGTGTTTATTAGTAGTGCGTTTATACAGGACGGGAGTATAAGTAACGCCAAGATCGGTAATTACATACAGTCAAACAACTATGCTTCACAATCTTCGGGCTGGAAGTTAGACAAGAATGGAAACTTCGAAATAAATGGTGTGGCTGGAGGTGGTAGAATGCTTATTACCAGCACGCTGATAAGCATCTACGATAGCAATAATGTGCTGCGTGTCAGAATGGGGCTATTCTAATGCCACAAGGCCTACAGTGTTGGGATGCCTCCGGCAATTTAGTGGTGGACCTCACGGATTATGCAATCCGTTACATAGGCTCAACGTCGGTAAGCTTCGCGCAAGGGGAGTCATCCAAAAATGTGTCGTTTCCTGGCGTGACGCAAGCCGGGTCAATTGTAACTATAGTGTCCAGCAGCGTAGCCTATTCAATGAACGAATTTTATTGCAGAGCATACGACGGTGGATTCAATGCCTTGTACCTTCCGACTGGGGGTACGCAGGCTATCACTCTTAACGTGGAGATTTATAGCTTCCAATGAGCGGTTTCCAAGTTTACAACAGCGATAGTAAAATTCTAGTCGATTCTGATTTCAGGTCGACTCTTTATTATGACAATAGGGCACTTGGGGCAATTAGTGACACGGGATTTTATGAGGTCAATAGTCCTTTTGGTAATGGGAGCACGTTAGGGTTTCTGCCTACTGACTATTGGGCTGACGGCTATTTGAGATGGATACAACTTACGTCTGGTAAATACGGAATGCCTGGTGCCAACTTAATGGAAGCTAACGCAGGAAGGATGGTTCGCACTTCCAGGACAACCGCCATGCAAAGCGGTTATTTAAATGTTTATAACTCTGCCGGGAGTTTGATATGGAGTGCTAATTCCGCTTCAAAAATGCCAAGGATAAAAGCGTTCGTAGACATCCCGAGCGCGTATGATTTACAGGATAAAGTTTTTTCTATTAGTTTAACTTTTAACCCATGGATATTGTCAAACGCCTGCCCTGGGAACCTGACTGATGATGGCGCTGTCACTGGGTACTCTGGTTTGATGCTAAAATGGACGGGCAGCCAGTTACAAGCCTCCTACGTCTCGAAGAATCAACGAAATTGGAGTCAGACATTCCAGAGCAGGGGTATTAGAGTTCCATTAGCGCAGTTCGTAGGTATTTAAAACTGGCAGTGTTCTATTCTTTTCAGTTGCTATCATATTTTGTCTAGGGCCTCGAACTGAGTTGAACTTGTAAATGACCTGAAAACTTTCTTCATTGTTATAGCAGATATTAGCTAGCCGACTTTTAACATGCCGGGATAGTATTCCACCACTTGAATCTGAAATGATATCTATTTTACGATCTTGGCAGTTAATAATTGCGGAAACTTCTCCACTTATAGAAATACGAGCGGCCTGTAAAGGATAGCCCATCTGGAACCGATAATCGACAATGTCCTGGTTAGTGCAGCCCGATAATGTGGTTACACTTAAGAAAATAAATGTGGATAATTGCTTCATCCTAAACCTCCAATTTATTTAAAAACTCACCTACAACTTTTTTCAGTCTAAATGTAAACAGGTAAGGATAAAAAATGTCAGCAGGTACTCTCACACTTACAAACAACTCGCCAACGGTAACGGGCGTGAGCACAACATTTAGCACTGAACTGGCCGCTGGTGATTTCATTGTTGTTACTGTTGGTGGCGTTCCATATACGCTGCCTGTAAAGACGGTTAACAGCAATACCTCACTGACACTGGTCAGCAACTACAACGGACCTACTCAATCTGGCGCTGCATGGTCTGCGATTCCCCGCGCTGCTATGAACTTGGTGACAGCGGCGTTGGTGGCGCAAAGCGCTGAAGCATTGCGTGGTCTGAATTATGATAAGCAGAACTGGCAGAGCATTTTTAGCGGTACTGGGAATGTAACAGTAACGCTCCCGGATGGAAGCAGCTGGACTGGTCCTGCGTGGAGTTCGATTACCACTGCACTCAATGGAAAGCTCGATAAAAGCCAGAATCTTAATGATTTGGCGGACAAAGCCTCTTCTCGCTCAAACATGGGTTTAGGGAGCGTGGCAACCTATGCAGTAGAAACCAATAAAAACACCAATCGAAATGCATCAACAATACCGACTCTGGGCGCACTTGGCCTTGCTGGCGCGGTACATATCGACAATTTCTCGGATACTTCTCAAATTGGGTTTGGGCGTTTTACCACTGCTACAGGGAATAATCCCGGCAATACAAATGGCGTTGGTGTTCAGCTGCAGTGGGATGGTAGTCCTTCAACTTCATGGTTTGTCTGGACAAATGATGGGCAGGCATATGTTCAGACCAACCACATACCTGGCGGGCAATATCAGTGGAAAAAGGTTTATACGACTGCTAACACAACCACCGCTTCTGATGGCACGCTAAAAGCCGCCTCACCTGTGGCAAGAATTGTTGCAGATGCCGCGATCTGTGAACGCTTAGATATAACTGAAGACGGTTTTACCTGGTGCGGTAATGGAACGGCCAACGAAGAAGCTGAAGGAATTACGATTAACAGGATGGATGTTGGGGTTTACACCATCACTGGTGCGCAATCCCTTGCGACCTCAGGCTGGCAATTACTTCCACCTATGGATCCGGGAGGGATGGGGGAGCTTGGCGTTGTCGAGGCTGAAGACGCTGATGGCACCATCACAGTGTATCTTTATCGCAGGAAGTACATACTGGGTGATAATGGAGAAATCGTTAAAACAAAAGGTGAGCTTATCGATGTGCCAGCAGAAAGTTGGATCGATGTCCGTCTGGATATGCCGGTTGACAGCATCTGGAAATCGAAACAAACCTTAGTAGAGTCTGGTGATATGGAGACCAAAACAACAAGGTAA